TCCTGATCAACAATTTCAATCTCTGTTGTTATTGGGTTAAAAAAAGTATTTGATATTATAATACTTTGATCCGGTTGTCCAATAAATGGGGTTGCATTTGGTTTGTTAGTTGGTGATGATGAAGGTGATAAAGTACAAAAAAGTAAATTTGATGTGCCTTCAACATAAATGTATCTAATAGATTTTTGTGATGTATTTGTTAAATTTTGAACTACAGGTTCACAATAAAATGACGAAGTAATAACTCTAAAAAAATTAGGTATCTTACTACCATCAGAATTTAAATATTCAACTCTAAACCCAACTAACCCTTGATTAACAAATTTATTTCTAAATTCTGAAGGAACATTGTTTAAATCAACAACAATTCCTTTAACGTTTGGTAATGCGGATAAAATACCACAATCAGTAATTTTAGTTCTAATCTCTGCTGGCCTAATGTATAATGTGTAAATACCCAATTTATTAAACTGATCTGCTGGTAGTTTTAAATTGTATAAACCACCAAGTATTTCTATATTTGCGTTACCACCTGTTTGTGAATTATGAAAATAAGGTCTTAAAATTGATTTTGCATCTAATTTAGTTAAGACAAAATTATCGGTAACATCACGACTTGGTGTATAGTTAAGGATGATTTCAACATCATCCGGACTTACATCAGCACTTCTTATTGTTCCGTAGGTTCCAGTTGCCACAATTTATTTATTAAAAATGTTTATCTTGCTTCAGTTATAAATACTTAGGCAGTGTCTTTTTTGACTTTGAAAAATTTGTATCCATACTTCTCTAAGTCCCCAACATTATCCACTTCTCCTAGTCTTGAAATATATTCATTTACAGACTGCTTACCTCTTTCAACAAATACATTAGTCTGCACTTCTGGTTGGTCAATAACATTTAAAAGACCCTCGTTTTTTGTAATTGCCGATAATATTAAATCGTTTTGTGTAAATCCGGAAGATTCTGTTACATATAAGGTATAATCCTCATAGTCATAATAGTCAATGTTATTAATTGTATATGCAGTATAAAGTCCTGTTGGGTCTGGTCCCCAAACTGTTCCAACACACCCAGTTGTCCCAGTAACTTGGACTCCGATTTTAAATTTACCACCTAGTAATGCAAATTTAGGTCCAAATTGTGCCAAATCATTTATTGATGATTCTGTAAATCCAGTAACCAAAAATGGAACATTAGTATAGTTTGAACTATAGAAATCCGAAAGGTTTGTATTTGAATCACCTGTAAATATGTAATCATAATTTATTGGTGTTGCGGACCAACTTCCACTGTGTGGTGTGAATGTTGCAATACCATAAGGATTATCAATTGTAACACCAGTAAAAGGAACTATAACTTCTTTTTGAACCAATGATATACCCCAAGGTGAGTTGGCGGTCATACTAATTGTATAGTTTGTGTTTGAAGATGGGTAAGTGTGTGTTACCGGGGCTGAACTTGTTAGTGTTACAGTTGGTGACCCATCACCCCAATCTAAAACATAAGTTATTAAACCAAGAAATTTTACCATCTCTTGATCTGATGTATTATAAAAAATGTATGTATATGGGTTTGTTGTATTTGCTGTAAATAAAAAATTATTTATAACATCTTTTTGTAAAACAGCACCGTCAAAAACAGAGTAATATCCAATATCTGTTGCTGTTTGTGTAAATACTATTGGGATTGTAAGTCCAGTTAATATTGAGGTTCCGTTTGTTCCTCCAGATAAAATATCTCTCATGTCAAGATATAAACCGGTTTCACCAATAATTGTATTTTCCGTTACAGCCGTAATAAAACAACACTCATCAATGTCGTAAAACACTTCTGTTCCGGCAGTATATTTAACTGTGGTAAGATCTGCCACAATATTTTCTGGTGATATTTTAAAATAATATTTTTGCTCTTCCATTATGGATTAATATATTCGTACCATTTTATTGGTGTTATTTGATCACCAACTCTATTATTTGTTGATGTTGATAACACTTCATATGTTTTTGACTGATAATCAAGTTTTACTTTATAATAGAAATAATCAGCACCTAAAAAATTAAATTTACTAGGTGTAATATTTGGTTGTGGTGTATTTGTCATAACACTAAAAACACCAGTTCTTCCATTAAAAAATTTAGCGGACATGTAAAACTCAGACAAATCAATAAAATCTCTTTTTCTTAACCAATAAATAAAAAACCCTTCTTTATCACCAACATAGTCAAGTGAATATTTTGGTTTTCTTATATCAACTGGTGGTAATAAAGGTGAAATACTAGCAACCTCAAACTCACCTTGTTGGACCGGTAAAATTATTGTAAAATAATTTGTTTGACTTTTATCTTCTGGAGTGTCATAAAAATCAAGTTTAAAGAATGATTTTGTGAATGGTTTTACAAAATAATAAATGTCTGATGGTGTAAATCCTTCGTTTTGATAAGTTATACCCCAATTTGCACTTGTTACTGTTGTTGCTGTTATAGGTAAAACATTATCATAAAAATAAAATTCGTAATTTACGTCTGTTTTCTCATTTATAAATGAATTGTGTGAAAATCTTAATGTTTCAAAATCATTGGCAATCCCAATAATTTCTTTTACCATTTTTTTCTGATACTCTTCAATACTATCATCTCTACCTGTAAAGTCCCATTTCATTTCAACAGGAACTTCAACATATTTATCTGTTTCAGATAATAATATTTTAATTTTATTCACACTCATCTACCGTTGGGTCTACTATTTCGTTTATGTTTTGGAGTCCGATTCCTTCTGGGAATACTCTAAAAACAATGTTTTTATATGGATAATGTTTTCCATTTAAAAAAGGATAATCAACACCAATACCAGATGTGTCAACATATCCATAAGGATATAGATCTCTCCACCTAAAACTATTTGATAAATTTGAAAAGAAAGCATAATCAGGTATTCCTAATACTCCGGTTGCGTCTCCTTCCTCAATGTAATCGGAATATACTCTTAGTGTTATTGAGTTGTGTGGTTTATAATAATACCCAAATTGATTCTGTACTGGGGCATCAGTTGGTATATTAAAATATTGGTCGTTATAAATAAATTTGTGATTCATTCTTGATATAACTCTTTCTGTTTGGAAATAGTCGTTCCACTCACAGAAGTCACCATCTATTATATCATCAACATTTAAATCATTATTATATGAAAATGGGCCAACTGGTGGTAATGTGTTTGAAAGGTATTGTGATTGTGTTACTGGTGTGTCTGATAAAAAATTTGTTTGATCCCACCATAAATTTGGTAAACTATTAACTAGTGGTAAATTAAAATCAAATCCTTGTTTTAACTTTTTTGTCCAACCAAAAAATCCTTTCCAGATTGTTGTGAAAAATAATTCTGATACTGGTCTTTTTTGGTTATCAAGTAGCGGTTTAATATCAATATCACAATTGAAAGATAAACTATATGCTTGATTTCCTTCTTTTACTGAAGATCTTTCTACACCATTAGGTGTTAAGACCGCTTTTTCTAACTTACTTTTTGAATTAAAATTTGTTTGGTCAAAACCAGCTTTTGTTATAATAGCACATTCACTATTTGTTAAAACTTTATGTCTTCTTACATAATACTCTGATCTTGTTTCTGTTGGGTTACTCTGATTTATAATTCTTTTAAAGGTACCAACAGCTCCGGTTTGAAATGTTGTACCAGTATATCCAATATTTGTAATACCAAAAATATAAAGGTCACTATCATAACCAGGTGTTCCCAAACTGGTTGCCTGAAATATTGTATCTGTACCATAAGGGAAAGACAATTCAACAAATTCTCCTTCAACTAACCCATGTTCCATTGGACATTTAAAATTTATATAATTACCATTTAGATCATTACCCTCTAAAATATAAAAAGGTATTCCGTCCATTGCCGTCCAAGACCAAGAAGCTAAAGTTTCTGGATCAATAGCGTATAATGGTTTAAAATAGTCATTATCAAATGGGTATGTTATATAGTGAGACCAATTATATGTTGAGGCGCTCTTATTTATAAAATTAACATGATTATTTGGTGGTATTGTGTAACCAGGAACGTTATTATCTGTTCTAACAAAATCAAATTCAAAATATTGGGGGTAACCTTCCCATGGTGTTGTTGGTAATGTAATCATACTAACAGCATTATTAATTGCGTTACTATAATATAGATTATTTTTAAATGGTTCATATGTTGTTGATCCAGTGTATTCATTTTTAAAAATTAATGAATATTTGCATATTGGTCTAAATATTGTTGATTCTTGTCTTTCATCATCAAAAACAGTTTCTAAATTAAGATCAACATTTCTATCAAATTCTACAATTTCTTTTACGGTTTGTTCTAATGGTACATTTGCAAATACACCTTGGTCTTGAGATGATTTAAATCTCAAATTACCTAAAACCACATTTGTTGAGTTATCAATTCCCATTAGCCTTCAGTTAATATATATAATTTAACAAATTTATCTACCGCTGTTTTTCCATTATTTAAACCAAAATAGAAATGGAAAGGAGCACCAACAACATAACTACCAGAATTATTTGGTGTTGGTTGTGGATCTCCTATTAGGTCAAAATTAGTTAAGTATCCTAATTGTGTTGTTGTTGTTTGGTAATACTCATTGACATCTGTAAAATTTAAATCTTGGTAACCTCGTTTATAGAAAGGTCCGGTTGTATTCCAATTATTATTTTCATTTCCAAAAATGTTACCAGATTGCGATTCAATTGTCCATTTATAGAATGGAACTTCTTGTGTTTTTGGGTATCCATAAAAATACTGTAATAATGGAGTATAGTTCAATGTTTCGTAACCAGGTGTCAAATTTTTTCTATAAGCATTATTGACTTGTGGAACCTCATAAAAAACACCAAAAACTGGTCTTTGATCTGATTGTGAATCATTTCCAAAAAATATAGAATCTGGATTTGGGTAATTTTCAACAATAAAAGGTAGAATTTTCCATTCTGAACTAATTGAAAACATTTGTGCAAAATCACCATCAATTCTATCACCTTGTCTTTTACTATTAAAGAATTGAATTATTCCCTTTCCTTCAGTATTGCCGCCACTTGGGTTTGCAATTGGGATCATGGCTTGTCTAACATTATCATTTAATAATCTAGATAAAAAACCAATTTGTATTACATCAGATAAATCTTGGTATGATGTTGATTTTATATTGTCAATATAGTAACTATTAAAATTATTATCATTACATATTTCAGAAATAAATTTTTCTCTTGGTCCCATATCAACTATAGTTGTTGGAAATTGTATTTGTTTTTTATTATAACCAAGTCCGGGATAGGTGTTTAAGATAGATGGTGGTAAATTTATAATAGAACTGAATGTTGGTGCGTCTTTACCAATAAATTGTTGTGTTGATTCTTTCCAAGGGGAACTTCTATAATAAAATCCATTATTAATGTCGTTAAATACTATTACATCAGAACAATAATTATATGTTGGTGTTGTTGGGTCTGTCAACGTATATGTTGCTGTTTTATTAAAGTTAAACATATATAAAGCACCATTTATCCAGTTATTTTGAAATGTTTGTGCAAACACACCTCTACAAGCTGCAAATGTTATTGTAAATCTAGTTTTCCATTCTAAGAATAATTTAACATCTTCATCAACTTGAGACAAATACTTTTTATTTAAAAGACAATAACAACCTCTAACAACTCTATTACTTGGTATTTCACAAGTACCTGGTGCTAAAACACCAACATTGTTTCCAGTACCAGAATAACAATCAAGTGGAACTATTCCATCACAAGATAGTGTTGAGATAAGTGATGCAACTGAAGAGTCTGCGGCTTCACCAGAAGGTAAATCAGAGGCTATTCCTGTTGATGGTGATGATGTTTGTCCATCGGCTGTAAAATATGTAAAATTATTATTTTGGTGTAAAGCGTATGACGTATCACCATCTAAACCATCTTCTCTTTTTGTTGATAATGGTAATCTATCACTTCTCATTACAATTTTTGTTTTATCTGAAAAGTTAACACCGGGTAATGATTGTCTGATATAAGCTGGTGAATAAACCATAAATAATCTTGATGGTGCATAACCAATTTCTAATTTAGCATCTGGACCACTACCAGATGGAGTGTAACTGTTCCAATCATTACCTGGACCACCACAAGACGGAAAAGATGCTTGTGGTGAAGCGATAAATGTACCACCACCATAGTATTTTCCATTGTTAATTGGTAATGTGTATTGTGAAACCGCATTGGTATATTGGTTAGAACTTATGTTAGAATTATTTGTTTGTGGCCATGTTGTGTATGGTTTATATGTATTTGATATTGTATCATCAGTTGATAAATAATAATAAGGTAAATTAGATGTAAACCCTGTATAATCATTTCCAATTGTAAACGTATAAGAATTAAAATATAGTTGTGGGTCATTATTGTTTGGTGTGTTGTGACTTTTTGGTGTAAAACCAACGCCTTGTATTGGTATGTTCATATAATATGATCCTTCAACTATATTAGAACCGTATGTTGTATTTCCTAATATTTTTGAGATGTCATATCTAATAGTTTGTTTTGATGTATTTGGATCAACACCTCTAACAAAAATTAAAACTTCATAATTAGCATTGTTTGTTAGTGAGTCAATTACTTTACCTAAATTGAAAGTATTATATGAACCATCACAACAGTATTGAAATTCAACTTCGTGATTTAGGTATGTTTTTGGGAAATACCCATTTGTTGAGGAATTTGCCAATAAATCAAACTCACTTACAGTGTAACCAGTAATCATTTGAAAATATTCAATATCGGTTGGGTATTGTAAAAACGAAGTTGTTTCTTCACTTTGTTGTGTAATCAATACTGGAAATTGTGGTGTATTAGTTGTTTGAGTGTTTGCATAAGAAATATTAACAGAAGTATCTCCAACGATTGTTGTACCTGTAATTGCGTTATTACCAAAAATATTTAAAGTTGATCCAGTTAAGTTTACCTGACAATTAGATAAGTTACCATCTTGGAAACTAAACAGATTTCCAACACCTAATATATCTTTTGTTCCTGGATTTGCTAAAACAACAACAACTTGATCTTCATAAAATGTATTTCCAGAAGAAGGATTTACAGTTGTTTTTATTCTATTTACACCAGAAAAATATTTATCACGAGTATTAAATTCATTTAATTTTTGAGGATAAGATTCTTTTGTTGGTATTGCATAGCTCCTGTCATCAGAACCACCACTATCTTCCGCAGCAAAAATAAAAGGTTGTGGGGCTTTTCTTAAATAACCTTCATTATTAAAAATAACATCAGCACCTAAAGTTCCAGATGATGTTACAATATCATAACCGGAAAAAATTCTTTTTATATCAATTAAAGCTCTTGCAACAACTTGTGCGTCAATATCCTGATCTATAGCCGCGGTTAATAAACTTTTAACACCACAAGCTGGATATCCCGGATAACCTGAATTACCAGCGTTTGGTCCAAATGGTCCACCACCATTTGCATCAATATCTACAAAATCAGGATTTTTATAATTTGGGTGAACAACATCATAGGATTGTGAAATATTTATTGGTGCCAAAAATGAATTTGCTTGAGATACAACACTACTACTACCAGAATTAGGGTCAGTATTTTGTTGCTCGTCAATTGATTGTTGTACGGACTGTGTTGTTATATCATCATCAATTTCTGCATTACCACAATCACAATCACAAGTATTACAATCTGGATATGAAACCATTGGTAATCCAATTCTTGGGAAGTTCTTTATCCTTATAAGGTATACCGCCGCAAAAACAGCAAAAGCAATTGAGAAAGCAAACCTAAACACAAAAGATGCGGCTTGGGATGCAATTCTAAAATATAAACCAATATTAACAACTGGACCACCTAAAGGAGAGAATGCTCCGTTTTCAATTCCAGAGTTTATCCAGTCAATCATATCTCTTACGGCATCAAATGCAAAATAAATTCCAAGAGCTATTAAAAGATATTTTAAAATTGGCCAAATAAATAATATAAGATGGGCAACAAAAAGTAATACTATGATTGGTATTGTTAAAATATTGATAAGGATGTTAAAAACAAAGAATAGGAAATCAAAGTTTCTTATTGCGTCATTTACTGGGAATGTATTTACAGTTGTTTTACAAGTTCTATTATCAATTTCTTTTATTCCAAGATGTTTTCCTCTACCTAAACCGTTTTTGTATCTATCAAGAAACATTGCGGTTGTGTAAACTTTATTATAGTTAAATTCATAAAAAGTATCTTCACAATCAATTGCTGATTGAGTGTCAACATAATCATCCCAATCCAAACTAAATGAGTAAGATCTCAATACATCAAAATAATCTTGTGGTAAAAATTTAAAATTAATATTTTGTAATTGTGTATCATCAATTGGGTTTGAAATTACTTGGATTACATCTCCGGCGTTTACTGGTATTACTCCGGTATCACCAAAATATGGTTGACCATTTATAACAACAGAGAAATTAGCAGAATTTACAGTATTTTCAAATAATAACCCACCTGTTTGTGTTATTGTTGTTGTTCCAGTTAATACACCAACTGGTAACGTAATTGTTAAAGGTACGGCTGTAGTTGGATCAAATGGATCTGTTGATGATGATGACCAACCGTGTTCTTTTATATTTGGGACAAGAAAGTTTGCCCTTAAAAATTCATTTTGTAATCCTTGTTCATTTTCCCATTTAAATTTAAATCTATATTTTCCTTTTGTTGGTATTCCTTTTGTTGGGTCATTTGATAAAACTTGTTGTCCAAACTCATTTGTTATAATATAATCAACATTCATTGGTACGTTAACTAAAAATGAACCATCACCATCAATTACTTTCCCATCTTGTTCAAACTTATGTTCTTCAAGGATTGGTAATCCTAGGGTATCCGCAAATATTGTTTGTCTTATTGCTAAGATTTGACCAGGACCAGAAATTAACTCACATAAATTACCAGTATTGTTTTTTGGTTTACAAGTTGTTTTAAGTGCATCATCATCTGATGTTGACAAGATAGAACCCATAAATATTGCACTTGGTTCAATCTTTATATTAGCATCTTGTGTTAAATCAAAATCGGCTCTTACAATACCAATTTGACAAATATCATCTTCACCCCATAATGGTGATATCTCAATTGTTTTATTTAATGTTTTTATTTGTGGTAATTCATTAAGATTAGTTGAAGATTTAAATGTACTACCATTAACCTGTGATGGGGTTGCAAGACCGGCTTGTATCAAATCTTGTGGTGCTAAAGAAAAACATCCAATATCTGATAAATCAACATCCATAACCAAAGTTTGTGTTCCGGTTGGTGCTCCAAATATCATATAATCACCACTGTCATTTGTTTTTACGGTGTATTTGTAATACTTGTCATAAACTTCAATATATGATTGATCTAATAAAACTTGGTCTCTTGTTGGAAATGTTCCGGTTGCAGCATGTGTTGAGTATGATGGATCTTGGGGTAATAGATTATATCTATATCCTTCCTCATTAACATCTGATAATGTCTTATACGGATATAATTCTGATATTATTGGGTTTGTTTCGTCTTCACTTGTTAAAGGTATAAAAATTGATACCTTTGCATTTGGAACACCGAATCCTCCATTAACAACAACCCTACCTATAATAACACCATAGTCAGCACAAATTCTTGTGTAGATTTCACTTTGATTTATTTTGAGAGATAATATTTCAAGTTGTTCAAAATCCTGTTCAAGTTTAACATTAATGAACTTATCTTGTCCTACTTGCGTTCTTATTCTATATGATTTGGGCATTAAATTTAACTTTTTTGATAAATAGTTTATTTCCTATTTTCAAAAAATAATCTTTATTTTGAATAAATAAATTATTAGGTAAAAGTTACCGTTTTTAAATTGATAACCCTAACATTAATATCCTTGTTTGGGTATCTAACTTGGTATATTTGTGTTGGTTCTGCAAATATTGTATCAGCAATTAAATCAATTTGTTTTGTGTTTGGGTCTGAATATCTCTGTGATGTTTGATTTGATGAGTATTGACCACCAACTCTATTAAAGAATCTCATATCAGAAATACTGATAACACCATTTTCATTTTGGATTAATCTTCTTAATTCAGAAACATTAACATTTTGACCTAGTTGTCTTGTATTTGGACTAAAATAGGTATTAACAATATCAATTATTTTAGACACAATTGCTCCGGAATTTTGTGTTGCGTCTAACACAACATCAACATCTACGGCTAGATCAATTGGGTTTGCACTTTCAATAGAAATATAATCATTTATCATTCTATAGTTTGAAAGGTAGTTTGCAACATTGTTTTTTAATGTTGATGAAATTGTATCAGTTAAGGTTCCGTTTGAATCATAAGATAACATCTTAATTTTTATCTTATTATTTTCTTCAGTAATTGTAACTTTTGCTGGAGCCCCAAACTGTGATGGCATATTTCTTATGATTGATTCATAATCATTTATTGTAACAGCTCTATTTTGTGCTGAGAAGTTAAAGGAAACCATTTGTCTTACGTCTTCGGTTGTTGGTGCATTTGCTCCACCAATTGCAGCTGTAACATTGTTACATCTTAATGTATTAACAACAGATTTATTAACACTTTCCGAAGGTCCGTTTACAAAGAATGATACGGTTCCAATTTGTGTTATAACATTTGACCCAAGATTTGTTGCTTGTCCTCCACCTATTCTATATTGAATGAATAATGTTGAGTTTGATTTTAAAGCAGCACCTAACGCTAAATTGTTTGAGTATTTATTTAAATCAAAAGCATTTCCAGTTCTTGCAAATTCTCTTAATTGTTCTTCTGCTGATACATTTCCACCACCAAAAGTCATCTTTAAATAACCTTCTGGTGTATATTCTGAAATAAATTTTGTGTTTGTTACAATATATTTTCCAACCTTAATTCCTGGTTGATCCGATACTTTTGTTGGATCCTCAATAAAGACTCTATCTTCGGCCAAAGCCTTAACTTCGTACCATCTATTATCAAGACCCAAAAATTCTTGTGGTTCCGGAATTGTATTATATTGTGTTCCATCTTTTAATAAAACACTTGTAATACCTAAAACATTTTTTTCTGGTAAAAATAATTCAAAATAAGGTTTTACATCATTTGGTGTAATAACTCTTTTGAAAACTTTTGTTGTTCCATTAACAACAACTTCTCTTTTTGTTATTGTGTAGTTTAATATTCTTCCGTTTGCATCAAAGTTTGGAATTTTTAACCTATTTGGTGATCCTTCAGCATTTATTGGTGATGCAAAATCAATATCATATACTGTTTCAAATGGTTGTCCTGCTCCAGATACTTGTGATCCTCTTCTTAAAATACCACAATATCTTAAATCTTCTTTATCACCAAAAGCTGGAACCGTAATTGAAAAGTCAACTAGAGCAACTGATGGTCTTTGTCCCGGTATTTTTAAACCATAAGTTCTTGCTATATTGTATATAGATGCTTTTTGTTGGGCAAACTGTAATACAGTTTCTTGAATACTTCTATCAATTTGAAATTGTAGGTTATCATTAACGGCAGCATTTAAGTCCATTAACACCGAAAAAACTCCAGCGTCATTAAAATTTTGGATAAGGTCCGGATAATAAGTTCTTGTGAAATTTATTAATTCAGTTCTTATTGTTTGAAAGTCCCTAGCTGTGTATGATATTTTCTTTTCTGCCATATATTATTAAATATTAATAATTACAAAATCACTACTTTCAAAAGCCTGATTTGTTGACCTATAATCAATTTTTATTTTTGCGGTATGTTCTTTTTCAGCAATACCCTGAACTGTAAACTCTCTTTGTCCCTGACTATTAATAAATGTTCCTTTATCTTCTTCACCTTCCGAAGCGTCAGTAATACTAATATTTGTTATTTGTATTCCGGGAATATATCTTTCAACACTATCTCTTATTTCAGCTTCAATATCCGAAAATGTTGGGCCATCCAATGGTTCAAAAATATATTCATATAATCTTGTTCCAAAATCTGGTAAGAAATATCTGGTCCCCTTTCTTGTTAATAATAAATGAATAAGATCTGTTCTTATTTCTTCATCACTAGTGTCTGAAAGATCCAAATATCTACCCGTAAAAGATTCTCTAAAAGGAAAATTTATTCCATATGTAACCCCATTTGCCATATCCAATAAATATAAGGGTTGGTTATTTTATATAAATAAAAAACCCATCAACTAGATGGGTTTAAAAAATTATTAATATCTACGATATCTTCTATAATAACTTTCTTTTACGTGCCCTGATAATACAGCCATAATTTTTCTAATTATCATAAGTACTGTGATTGCACCCATAGAAATAAACATAGAGGTTACAAAACCAAAAGGAACTGCCATGAAAAAACTTGCAACAAAACTACCTATCATTCCAAAACTTAAAAGATTAACACCAAAAATTGTTGTTAAAGCATTTAATACTCTTTGTCCAATTCTAGACTTATCTTTAACTGGTTCACCCATATATTCATTCCCAAGATCCGCATTGTCATATTTATCAGCAAATGACCTTTTATCGTCTTCAAATAAAAATTTATTTTTTCTATAATATCTTTCAGCA